GGAGAGACAACAGGACAGGTAAAGTCTAGACAGGGAATATCAGGCGCTGGTACAGCAAAATCTAAGAAAAAAGATTCTGGAGATAAAAAAGGCGAAAAAGCTCCTGAAACCCAGGCGCCAGCCAAGACTGAACCACCAAAAGTTTAATTCTTTATTATTTTAATTTTGTGTTTATGTTTCTTATAGTCAAGGAGTCTATATGAAATTTGCACACATTGCAGACACGCACATTAGAAATTTAAAATACCACAAAGAATATAGGGCGGTTTTTGAAGAACTTTACAAGAAGCTCAAAAAAGAAAAGCCGGACTATATTATTCACTGTGGAGATATTGCACATACAAAAACTCAAATAAGTCCAGAGTTTGTTGAAATGTGTAGTGATTTCTTTAAAAATCTAGCTGATATTTCACCGACCTATATTATACTCGGTAATCATGATGGTAATTTAAGAAATTCAAGCAGGCAAGATGCATTATCGCCAATTGTTAAGACTTTAAACCATGATAACTTATATTTATTAAAAGAATCAGGAGAAGTTCAATTAGATGAAGAATTTACAATCAATGTACTGTCGGTTTTTGATAGAGACAACTGGAATGTTCCAAGCGACACAGATCGAGTTAACATTGCTTTGTACCACGGCGCTGTTAGCGGTGTAAAAACTGACACAGGCTGGACAATGGAGAGTGGAGAAGATGATATCAATATTTTTAATAATTTTGACTATGGCTTTCTTGGAGATATTCACAAAACCAATCAAGCCCTCGATAAAGCAGGGAAGATTCGATATCCAGGATCAACAGTCCAACAAAACCATGGCGAAACAAACGACAAGGGTTTTTTATTATGGGACATTTTAGATAAAGAAAGTTTTACCTGCACACACCATGTCTTGTTGAACCCAAAACCCTTTATAACAATTAATCTAACTCCCAAAGGCCGGCTCCCAAGCAAAATAAAAGTACCTAATGGTGCTAGATTAAGGCTGGTTTCTCAAAACAACCTTCCTTTAGATTCAGTTAGAAGAGCAATTGAGGCCTCAAAGGTTAGATTTAAGCCAGAAGCTGTGACCTACCTAAGTAGATCCGCCGGTGAACGTGGCAATGTTGAAGATATGGCACGCTCTCTGGTGCAAGAGGACTTACGAGATATCGCCGTGCAAGAGGGCCTTGTAGAAGAATACCTATCAGATTATTCACCTGACGAAGAAACCTTAAAAAAGGTTTTTGAGATGAATAAAAAGTATAATAATTTAGCTGAACAGCAAGAAGAAGTTAGCAGAAATGTTAATTGGAAGCTAAAAAAGCTAGAGTGGGATAATCTTTTTAATTACGGCGATTCCAACGTAATAAATTTTGAGAATTTAAATGGTGTGGTCGGTATTTTAGGAAAAAATTTCTCAGGAAAGTCTAGTATTATAGACAGCCTGTTGTACACTTTATACAACAACACCTCCAAGAGCAATAGAAAGAACTTAAATTTAATTAATCAAAATGAAGATAGCGCTCGCGGCTACGTTGAAATTGATATAGGGACAAAGACTTATAAAGTTGAACGTCAAAGCAAGAAATACAATAAAAAAGTTAAAGGCAAGCAAACTTGCGAGGCAAAAACTGACGTAGAGTTTAATGTATATGATTCTTTAACCGGAGAAGAAAGTTCTTTGAATGGAATCACACGCATGGAAACAGATAATAACATTAGAAAGATCTTTGGAACAATAGAAGATTTTTTGTTGACATCCATGGCCAGTCAGCTTG